TATAGATATAGTTTATATCTTGGTAATAACTTATCTGAACAATTACTAAAAGAAAGTAGGGAACTACGTAAATTTACAAATAACGAATTGGAAGAAATGATAAACGATTACAGCGAAAAACTTAAAAAATATACTTGATACTCTTGTACTTTGTTCTTTGTTTGAAAAGGGGGTAAATTAATTTTTATCCCTTTTTTGTTTTTATTAACTTTTTTTTTGTAACTTTACACTATGGAACATTTAACAAAGGCAGAACTCTATGGTAAGGTACAAGAACTGCAAATCGAAAAAGAACAATTAAAAAAACAATTAATCTTAACACAGGAAAAAAATGAGCAAAGAAACAAGTATTAACGAAAAGCTGTTTAATTTACAACAGGAGATTGGAACTATTAGTAAAGATGCTAAAAACCCATTTTACAAATCAAAGTATTTTGATATTAACTCGCTTATCAATCAGCTTCAACCATTATTGAAAAAGCACAGACTACTTCTATTGCAGCCAATCGAGGAGGATATGGTATATTCAAAGCTGATATGCATTGATGGAACTGGTGGCGTTGTAAGTGCATTAGAATTGCCTAAATTATCAGACCCGCAAAAACTAGGTTCTTGTATTACTTATTATAGGAGATATACATTAGCTTCGCTACTTGCTTTACAAGCAGTTGATGATGATGCAAATATGGCAAGTAACACAACCGAACCACCAAAGGCAAACAAACCTACAAACTGGCTAAATCTTAATACACCCGAATATTCAAGGGCAGTTGAATACCTTTTGGGCGGAGGGAATATAGATGCGATTAAAGCAAAGTATATGTTATCTAAAAAGGTGGCTGATGAACTCGCAAAACTGTAAAATAAAAAAAGTATATTACACAACTAAATATAATAATAAATCAATTAAAATCACTATTTATGGAAATCAAAGGAACATTAAAATTAATCGGAGAACTAGAAACTGGAACAAGCAAAGCGGGGAAGGAATGGCAGAAGCAACAAATAGTTGTAACAACTGACGAAACCTACCCACAGGATATTGCAGTTGATTTTATGGGAGATAAAGTAAACCAAATTAATAACTTCCAAGTAGGCAATCCTATTGTGGCACATATTAATCTAAGAGGTAACGAATACAATGGAAAATATTACAATAGTATTAACGGTTGGAAATTAGCTTTATATATGCCAGTTAACAACGCAGACCAGCAACCCGATAGAGAAGTTGCAGAATTAGAATTTTAATTAATTGGGGGTGTTAATAGCCCCCTTTTTTTATACATTTTTAATACATTTTTAATACATTTATGAAATATTTAAAAGAAGGTGAAGAAATGCCAGTAGATTTTTGGAATTATGCGGTTAATCCAATTCTAGGGTATTACGTTGAAAAGTTTAGAGAACACACTTTAAAAGACGAATTAAAATATAGAGGTTAATGATAGCAAGAACAAAGGTATTACAAGAAAGAATTTTGGATATTAAATACGGAAGGGTCAGAGAAGGCTTAAAAATAGGAGTTCCTGAGATTGATGAACACATAAGATTTAAAAAAGGTTTTTCGATTTTTATAGGACACGCAAATGTCGGTAAAACTACCGTAGTGGTTTACTGGTTTGTGATGTGGGCAATTAAACACAATTTAAAATTCTTGATTTGGTCAAGTGAAAACACGCCACAAAGTATTTTAAGAAAGATAATTGAGTTTAAAATGGGTATAACTATCCAACAAGCGACCGATAGTCAAATTAGCTCAGCGGTGGAGTGGTGTGATATGCACTTTAAAATCATAGACGTAGAAGATTTGTACACTTACAAACAGTTATTGAACGAAGCAAAAGCAATAAAAGATGCTTGGAACTATGATGCAATATTAATAGACCCTTATAATAGTTTAAGCAAAGATGCGGAAGTACTCAAATTAAATGGCAATTCACACGACTATGACTACCAAGTTGCATCAGAGCTTCGTTTATTCTCAAAGCACAACGATTTAGCGGTGTATTTAAACGCACACGGTGTTACTTCTGCTCTAAGGCAAGTTCATCATAGCGGACACGAATTTGAAGGGCTTACAAAGCCTCTAGCGATGTCAGATATTGAAGGAGGTTCTAAATGGAGTTCTAGGGCTGATGATGTATATTGTATTCATAGATATGTTTCGCATCCTTTTGACTGGATGTATAGTCGAATACACGTTTTAAAAATTAAAGAAAATGAAACAGGGGGCAGACCAACGAGCCACGATGACCCGATTATGTTTAAAATGACAAAAAATAATGTAGGATTTGAATTTTTAGGCAGAGATTTAATCCACAATACCAAACCAATACAGCAGCTATCGTTATGATAATTATATATTTTCTTTTAGTTTTAGCATTAATATTTTTATTTATAGGTCAGTACAAACGCGCTGAAATAAGTATAAGCCCTATATTTGGAGTAATGTTTGGATTTTTATACAGCAAGGAACATTTTGAAAGTACAAGCGAAACGACCTTACAATGCACGATAGGTTTAATTTGTTTGACAATTATATGGGAAAACCAATAGACTGGCTTGGAATAGTAGCCAAAAGACACAGAGAGTGGGTAAAAATTGTAAATAGCTTCGGTGAATATAACTACGCAGAGGATATTGTACAAGAGTGTTACCTAACAATTTATAAGTATGCAGATGAAAAAAAGATTATTAAAAATGGTATCGTTTCTCGGGGATATATGTATTTTACTTTGCGCAGCCTTTATTTTCAGTATTATAACGCTAAAAAGAAAATTAACAAGGTTTCGATTGACGATGAAGAAAACCCAAAGGAAATTGAAGACTATTCGGAAATGGATGAACAAGTAGCATATAATAATATTTGCCAGCTTATTGATGACCACATTGACGGTTGGCGATGGTATGAAAAGAAATTATTTACTATTTACAGGGATTCGGATTTAAGCATTAGAAAAATAGCACACGAAACAAATATTAGTTGGGTATCAATTTACAATACTTTAAAGCTGGCTAAAGAAGAATTAAGAGAAACATTTAAAGAAGATTGGGAGGATTATAAAAACAATGATTACGAATTATTAAAATAAATATTATGCAAGAAATGGAAGAATTTAAAGGAGATAAACGCTCAAAGGCGTACAAAGAATGGAAGAAAAACCACTCTAAAGCAAGTAAAGGAATTGGTGATACAGTAGCTAAGATTACTAAAGCAACAGGAATTGAGAAAGCTGTTAAATTTATTGCAGGGGAAGACTGCGGATGTGATGAAAGAAAAGAAGTTTTAAATCACATTTTTCCATATCAAAAACCTTTGTGCCTGACGGAAGATGAATTTGATTTTTTACAAATGACTTTTGAAATAGATAAAAGAACGGTACTTCCAAACACACAACAACACCTTTTAAACATTTACAACAGGGTTTTTAAAGACAACAGAGAAATGACGAATTGCAGTTCTTGTTTTCTCAATGGGGTTTATAAAAAATTAGAAAGAGTTTACAAAGAGTATTTGAATTAATATTTATGGGTTTAATAAGAAACAGTAAGTTAGTTAGTCAGACAATAGACTTCACGGGGGTAGAAAATGGAAAAATACACCCTTCTGATATAGATTTTGTTTTTGAATTTGACAAAAAAATATTAATACTTGGAGAAGTTAAAAGAAGATACAACCGCATTCCAAAAGGTCAAGAATATTTACTTACTAGGATTACAGATAAATGGGGAGATGCAGGAATAGTTTTAAAGGTAGAACACGAACACGACAATGAGGACACGGATATTCCTCTTAAAAATTGCTTTGTAACCAGAAGATACGTAAATGGTCAATGGAAAAATTATGAATACGGAAAAGAGCCTTTGATTTTGTTTTTAAATAAAATTGGTATATATTACGACAATAAAAAATGTAACTTCCAATGAGCAAAAAACTGAACAATTTACGAGAAGCAGAATACTATGGCAATTTTAATTTAGTGGGTGAGCATATAGTAAAATCAAGAAAGGCAAAACCAAACA